GACCAACTACGACACCGCCCTCAAGTACTCCAAGATCGACGCCTGGGCAAAGTTCCCCGACTTCCAGACCCGCCTGCGCGACGCCATCGTCCGCCGCCAGGCCCTCGACCGCATCACCATCGGCTTCAACGGCACCAGCCGCGCCGCCACCTCCAACCGTGGTACCAACCCGCTGCTGCAAGACGTCAATATCGGCTGGCTGCAAAAAATGCGCACCAATGCCGCCGCCCGCGTCATGACACAGATCCTCGCCACCGGCAAGATCCAGATCGGTGATGCCGTCGCCTTGACGGCCGGCTACAAGAACCTCGACGCCCTCGTCTTCGACATGGTCAACAACCTGCTCGACCCGTGGTACCGCGAAGACACCGAACTGGTCGTCATCCTCGGCCGCGACCTCTTCGCCGACAAATACTTCCCGCTGATCAACAAGGCCCAGGACAACACGCAAAAGATCGCCGCCGACCTCATCGTCAGCCAGGCCCGCGTCGGTGGCCTGCAAGCCGTCCGCGCGCCATTCTTCCCGGCCAACAAGCTCATGGTCACCCGCCTCGACAACCTGTCGATCTACGCGCAAGAAGGCGCCCGCCGCCGCGCCATCATCGACAACCCGAAGCGCGACCAGATCGAGAACTACGAGTCCTCCAACGACGCCTACGTCATCGAAGACTACGGCCTGGCATGCCTGGCTGAAAACATCGAAATCGTCTAACCGACACCCAGCAGCAAGACGGCGGCCCCCAAAGCCGCCGTCAGTCCCTAAGGAGAACCCCATGCGCCACAGCCCCTGCCGCGCCCACTACGAACAAACCATGGCCGCCGCCCAGCCTGCCGACACCGCCGCCCAGCCGCGCGACCAGCACGCCGCCAACGCCTACGAACTCGTCCTCCTCAAGCTCGCCGAAGACAAACGCCGGCTCAAGGAAGTCAAATCCATGGAGCGCAAGGCCGAAGTCAAAGCCCATCTCCTCCCCGAATACCTGCCGTGGATCGCCGGCGTCCTCGAATCCGAAGCCGGCCGGCAAGACGACGTCCTCATGACCGTCTTCGTCTGGGCCATCGACATCGGCAACTTCGACCTAGCCCTGCAGATCGGCGCCTACGCCATCGAGCACAAGCTCGTCATGCCAGACCAGTACCAGCGCGACGTCCCCTCAGTGCTGGCCGAAGAAATCGCCGACGTCGCCATTAAGGCCGACGACGAACGACGCATTGCCATGCTCTCGTCCCTCGCCATCACCCTCGACCTGACCGCCGGCTGCGACATGCACGACGTCATCCGCGCCAAGATCCATAAAGCCTGCGGCTACGCCCTGCGCGCCGCCGGCAACCTCGAAAAAGCCAGAACCACCCTCGCCCGCGCCCTCGATCTCGACCAGCGCGTCGGCGTCAAAAAAGACATCGAGCGACTCGACGTGCTCATCAAGAACTCGCCTGCCACGGTCGACGCCGAAAAAGCGCCGAAAACCGAATCCGGCTGACACCGAGCGGACCCCGCACCCTGGCG